ACTAATTGCACAAAGGCATACTGCACAGTAGCCGGTATAACGTAGTCCTCTAACAACGTCTTATATACGCCTGTAACACTACCGGCGTCTATATCGTTAGATAACTTATCGTATAGGTCAGTACCAAGCACAGGCAATATCCAACGTTGCTGAGCCATATAAACGTAAGGTCTAATTAGGTCGTCATCTACTGAGCCACCAATTGCTGTATCTCTTTTCAGTCTGTTTGATGATACAAATAATGCTTGTGCCATAGTTTAGTTTTTAGGTGTTTTAATTCTTCTTGCAATTTCTGGATCTACGAAACCGCGATTAGCTTGATCACGAGGACGCTGTGCAACTCTAGGATCGTTTGTTTGTAGTGGTGTGTCTTGGTTTTCTCTAATAATTTTACGTGCTTGATTTACGCTGATACGTTTGTTGTCTTTTCTTAGGTACGTTCTACGTTCCCAAAAATGCTGACACGATCCTCCACCTTTAAAGAACCATATATTATAGAAGTCGCTACCTGCAGGTCCCCAACCAGGATTTGTAGCTTGGTTTGAAGCAAGTTCAATAGCTTCTTTAGTCCATACTTTATTGCCTGCTCCTACCATCAGCCTACAGAAATCACGTGAAGGATTGCCGTTGATTCCTGTTTTCTTAGGCATATATGCGTAGCGCACTCGAATAAGGTCTGTGTCTTGTTCTGAAACTCCACGACTAGAACGTTCTTGTGATGAGTCAGAAATAACTCTTGGGTTTGCAAAAGTCCACATTGCGTTATATAAGTCCTCACGGTCGTAATCTACTTTACGTGCGTCAATCATTTCGTAATGCTCTAACATTTCGTCGTGATCTTCGCTAAGATTCAAAAGGTAGTCTGCTGCGTGAACCTTGTATATTCTTTGCGTGTCTTCTTTGCTTAGTTTTAATTCTTTTAACTTATTATTTGCCCAACGCAATCCGGCTTTACCTCCCCACGCATCATACATTAACATACCACATCCGTCAGAGTAGCTTTTAGACGCTTGTAGATCCTTTTTGTGCCTTGTCAGGTAGTTAAACATACGTTGCACTGTTTCAATGCTTATAGGCTCTCCTTTAGCAAGTTGGTTGGCACGTTGTTTTCCTACGGCTGTGCCACAAGATCCCCAACCATTTTTCTCTACCCATTCAAGAACTTTCTTAGCGTTATTCTTTACGCTTTTCGGATAGTCGCTGATTGATTCAGCAAATACATCTCTTTTTTTTTTACTGCTAAATTCTTCTACGTCAACAACTACCTCATCGTCTGTGCTTACACCTTCCTTCTCTTGCTCTCCTTCGTCTAGCGTATTAATAACGTCAAGATCTAAAAAGTCTGCAGGCTTAGCTGTAATGAAGAACAAATCTAACTCAATGTCATTTATACTAAACAGCTTTCCTAATGCATCTAGTATAATGTCTTGTAATGGCTCAACTACGGTGTTGTTAAATAAAGAATATGAGTCACGCAACTCGTCTGCGTTATTTCCAAATCCTCCACCCTCAGATCTAACACCAAATAATAACGGACTTGTTACTCTGTGTCCTGTGAGAATCTTTTCACTTACTAGCTTTGACAGGTACTCATACATACCATCTGCACCGTTCTGTTGTATTGGCGTAAACTCTGGAGCTGTTTCGTCACCATCATTAAACGTAATTAGAATGCGACCTGCATTATCTGCACCTGTAAACTTCTGTATTACTTTTTGCTCTATTCTACGGCGTTCCTCTTGCGTAGGTACACCATTCTTAAAACTGAGTAACATAGAAGGGAAGAAGCCACGTCTTATATTTTGTAGATGAAACTCGCTTATCTCACGATCTAACTCTATGTAATTTGTAGCACCTGCATAATCCGGTAAGGCGTAGTAATGATATGAAGGCGTATAACGTCTAATCTGAAAACAAGTTGACGCTGCAGTTCTGTTTTCTAAACTAAATTTCGGTATAACTTTTTCTTTAATTCTCTTTTCACGCCAATCCGGTTTGTAATAGAACTCACTAACATTACCTTCTGTGTCTGCTACGCCACTTCTTATTGTGTGAACAGGCAAATGTTTAAGACAAGCGATCCTAGTTCTTGCCTTATTCCAAATAACATTGACATAAGCCATTCCGTATAGCTTAATATCAAATGCTATCATTTGCAGAATATGCTCATCACTCATTCTTAACAAATCTTGCAGACGCAACCATTGTTCACGCTTGCCGTCATTGTCGTCACGATCAGTAGCGTCTAAGCCACCTCCGTATATCATATCTGCAACGCCGTTTATTATAGCACCATTAGTAGAACTAGCTAAGAAAAGGTCACGCAGATACTCTCCGTATAAGTCGTCGTGTCCATAGCTTACGTATAGCTGTCCTTGTTTTTCTTCAAATACAGGTATCTCTGAATCTGTGTAATTAATTACGCTAAAATTCTCTTTGTTCATTATGGATATACGTATTGTGTAAGATTCTCGTTATATTCTTTATAGCCGTCAGGTACTTCTTCCATATTGCCTGAGTAGTCACGTACATAGGCTAATCCTTCTTCAAGTTTAGCTGTCGCAGAAGCAGGATCTAAGTTGCTAGAACTTGTTTGCTCGTATATTTCGTAAGTGTAAAAACCCATAGGAAACGTATCTAATTTACCTGTATCGTCATAGAACTTTATACGACCTGTTGTTGGTGCAGCAGTTTCATCTTTATCTATGACAGTAAAAGTCATTCGAATATAACGAGGTAAATTGTCAGTATTAACAGAAGTTGGTATAAAGTACAAACTATTTTGACTACTTTGTGACGTTAGTTTTATTAAGTATTTAACACTTGCCTGTGCAATACTCTGCAGGTCAGTAGCTGTTACGTATATGCTCTGCGTAACGTCTGTGTTAGTCGTATTATTTGCGTTCCTTATTTGCAGCATCAATTAAATATATAACAATCTTTAAATCGTTTAAAATAAAAAAAGGAGGACGGCGTATTGCCACCCTCCCTTTCTTTTATCTAGTCAACAACTTACGCTGTTGTGATAGTTAGGTCTGCTTCGTCTGTCAATCCGTCGAATGGATATTTAGCCGTAGCTACTCCTGCAGTAGCAGGAAGTATATACAACGGATTTTGTTCCTTCGCTGTGAAGTTCAAAGTCAAGCCATTCATATCTGATCGGTTTGTACCCGTTGCAATCGTGTCACCACCTGTTAGGTAGCAGCCGTCCTCGATTCCCATAAGGAATACGTTGTCGTTGCTATCTTGTACGAAGATTTGCGCACGATTCTTTGCGATTAGTCCAAGCTGAAATAAATCAGCTGCCACCACTTTATGTAGAACTACGTTCAAAGTCTGATTGTACATAACCGATCCTGTTGCCTTGTCTGCCTCGATAGCAGTCGTAAAGTTAGAAAGGTCAGTAACTAAGTCATACTTAAAGACTGTAACAGTTGTGTCTACTATATCCCAATTAGCAAATCCTGCTGTTGTGATAGTGTAAGAGTTTCCTGTTACCGTTGCTTCTTTAAGAATGTCTGAACAATATGAACTACAAATGTAGATGGCTTTCAAACCACCAATTGCGTCACGGCAATCAATGCCCCTCGCTGCTGTTATGTTACAAGCCATATTATTGTGGTTTTAAGGATTAAGAAAAGTTAAAACAAACAACACCGTCACCAGGTACTGCTACGTTACAACCAACTGCGAACTGCATAGAAACTCTAACGTTGTCAGATCCATCGTATGCGTATGTTGGGATTAAACGAGCCTGTGTGTCAGGTGTGTAGCTGTTAGCAGCAACAACAAGGTTTTCAGGATAAGTGAATACCATTACGTCAACTGTATTAGGAATTCCTGCTGTTGGGTAAACAGGGTAACCTAAGTACGTTGAAGCTGATAAATCTTGATTATATCCTGCTCCTGTGTTCTGCTGTGCTTGCGCTTGTAGGAAGAATGCATACGCTTCGTATGACATATAGAATCCACAACCAGGCTTTAACAAAATACCAGGTATGCTTGCTGCAGCGTCAAAAGTTGCGTCCATCTTGCTAAGGATATTAGTTGCATCCCAAGCTGTAGCACCAACTTGTGCTTCTACGAAGTCTTTCATAGCAGAAGCGTCGATACCATCGTTGTCAATTACGCCGTCGTTAGATAGCCAACCAAGTCCCCAAACAGCACCTGCGTCACCTGACCATAGTAAGTTCTCTAGGCTGTTACCTGTACGTAGTGCTACTGCACTCATAAGGAAGTCAGTGAACTCTACAGGGATGTCGCCGTTACGTTGCATAGCACCTTGTGCAGAGATCCAAGTTCCGAAAATAGAAGCTCTACAAATTTCTTCTTGTACTTTAAGATCGTTAAGCGTTACAACCTGCTCAGTAAGAGTAAGGTCTGCACCGTCATTAAAGCCACAATTTGAAGTACCACCTGCTTGGATAGTATCAGTTGTTGTTAAGTTAGAAATTACTGCCTTAGATTGGATTCCTTCCATAAGACGGCAACGTCCTTTTGCGATAGTTTCTGCACCTAAAATTGCAGCTGTAACGTAAGGCAACGCCAATTCACCGGCATAAGTGTTGTCCGTTACAGTAATATCGAAATCGTATTTCTTTAAGTTACTCATTTGGATTATTTATTTATGAGAATTAATAATGTGTAGCGCACGTTCTACACCGGTTAATTTATCTTTGTTTATTTCCTGCTTGTGCTGTGCAGAGAATTTGTTTGGTGAGTGTGATACACCCTCAGACGCAGGTGCGTCCTCTAATGCTTTAAGCCTTGCATCAATTTTCTCGATAGCTTCACCGATAACTGATGTTAATTCTTCTTTGTCGTCAGTTTCTGCAGACGCTTCTACTTCTACAACTTCTTCATCGTTAGAATAGATTTGACCTACAAGCTCAGCGATAGCTGCAATTGTATCTTCACCAAGATCAGGGAAGCCTGCATTTAAAGCGTCACGAACTTTCTCTACGTTCATTTCCACTTCTTCTTCTTCTTCTTCCATTTCTTCTTCTTCCTTGTGGTCTGGCGTATGTTCAAGTTCTACTTCTACGTCAACGTCGTCCTCTTCTTCGTACTCTTCTTTGTCTTTACCAAGAGATACTAAACGAGATTCTTCATTGACAACAATTTCAGTTCCGTCCTCGAGTGTGTATGTACCTGCGTCAATTACGCTTGCTTCTCCACTATCGTCGAGAACACGTACTTCAACGCCTACGTCCATAGACTCAGCTTCGGTAACTACTACACGCCCATCGTCAAGACGAGCTTCTGCGTACATTTTAGTCTTTGGCAGACCTAGTACGTCACGGATTTTTTCTATTGTGTTCATTCGTTACTTTATAAAGGTTTTAACAATGATATATATAAGTTATTACAAGGTGTTTATTTTAGTTATCATTTGCTGCGAATAGCATCTGTCCGTTGAGGTTTATTGTCTTATAACCCTGTGTGTTGTTAAACACTTCTCCCCACAATTGAGCTTCTTCTGACTTCTTAAATAACGGCTGTCCGTTAAGTACGTCTGTTGGCTTTATTTCTTCTAATAATATAGATTTTAACTTGTCAATTATTTCTTTGTCCTCAGGGCAATTCTTACATAGCGTTCCTTTAGCCATTTCAACCAAACGATCTGTGAAATAACCTTCAATACTAAATCCACGCACCTCCCTATTTTTAACTTTCTGCCAAATGTCTTTGTTGTTTACTTTGACACTCAGCATCCACGTACCTACAGGCAAGTTAAACCCATACAATGAACTCTTGTCTTTTTTAGGATCTTCTACTAACCAAGACTCAACAACTGTTACGCCGTCAATTTTAGATTGGTGTTCTAGTGTATGCTCGTTAGTACGTGCTTCACGCATAAATAACTCCATAGCTTGTGCAACAGTATCTTGAGAAAAATATACGTCATACTCCTCATCGTTCTCATCTAAGCGCATAATCAACTTGTCAGGTATCAATGCAGGTCCGACTAACATTTGCTTTTCTTCATCTACTGCAAACGTCATTTTCTTGTCTGCTTTGCTTGACAGATATACAAAGTCTGTTTCTATGGCAGGAAATCTAACTAGACTTACTGCTTCAATGCCACTAATTGGCTCATCTTCATCTATAAGAAGTTCTACTTTCTTTCTCATATCTTAAAAAATACGTTATTAATTTATGTTTATTTATCCTCCTAACTCTGCTTGTGTTTGTAGTTCATTTGCTAATGCACCTGAATCAGCTATGTCGTTCTGTAAGACGTAAGATCTTACTGTAACAATATCGTCACCACCACCGGACAGGAAGCCTGCTACGTCAGGTGTCAAGGCAAGTTGCGCATTGCCACGACCACCGGTGTCACCACTACCACCACCACCACCACCGGTATCGAATGCTCCTGCGTCCGGCATAGATTCTCCGGCTTGATTCATTATGCCTTTGATTGAAGCAAATCCACCAAGCACAATACCTACTAATTGCGCTGTCAGTAACGGACTAAGAACCGGTGCTGCAGGACCTGCTGCTGCTGCTGCTGCTTGTGCTGCTGCGATCGCTGACGCTATTGCTCGTCCTTTGTCTAGTAGCACTTGTGCAATAGCTAACTTCCTAGAATTTTCTGCTTCCTTTGCTTGAATTGCAGCTGCCTTCTTAGCATACCTTTGCTCTATTTTGTTACGTTCATCGTTTGTTTTAGCGTTTGCTAATAGTGCTTGTTTTTGCCTGTTTAGCTCAGCCATTTGACCTTTAGCTTGACCTTGATTAATAGCTGCTAAAGAAGCAAAAATACCCTTCTCTATTTCGTCCCTTGCAGCCTTCTTTGCAGCAACCTCTGCAGCTGCATACTTGTCAATTATCGCTTGGCGTTCTGCACCTAGTTTTTCTTCTAGTTCTTTAGTAAGCTCACCGGCTAAAGTAGCAGCTTCTATAATCTTTCTGTGCTTTTCGTCTAGTGCTTCTAGTTCCTTCTGTTGATCAGACTTCATATACTCCCTATGTAGGTTTGCAGCTTTCTGTTCCTCATCGTAGTATTTCTGAATTATATCCGTACGAAGTTTTTCATAATACGCTTCTATTTCTGTGAGCTGTTTTTCTAATCGTTCTAGCTCACCTTTCTGATACATTGATTCGTTCTTCTCAACCTCATCAATACGATTTAAAACGGCTTCGACTGCAGCGTCCTCTGCATCATAAGTAGCTTCAATTTCTCTTGTTTTAGCGTCCATTAGAACGTCTAAGGCATCATAATACGTTTCTTGTATTTCTGCTTGCCTTGCCATTTCTTCTTCGTGCAGTCGCTGTGCTTCTGCAGCAGCAGCCTTACGCATTGTCTGCAGTTTGTTGTTAAGCGTAGTCTGTAATTCAGCTGACTCTGTACGTATGTTAATTAGCGCAACTTCTAACTCTGCTTCTTTCTCTAGATCTTCTTCTGTATTTTCACTTAGAGCCATAGTACGTCTGTGTAGGTCTAGCTCTATTTGTGCCTGTCGCTGACGTTCAGCCATAAGACCTTGCTCAATCTCCATTGCTCTTTTTGCTGCATCAATACGATCCTCTAATGATTTGCTTTGATCCTCAGCAATCATATTCAACTCTTTAATCTCTGCCCTGCCTTCTGCGAACGCAACACTCAATTCACGCTGTGCATCACGCAACATTTGTGATTGTGTTGTTATACGAGCTTGTTCAAATGCAACCCTAGCAAGTTCTCTTTTGTATGCTTCAAATGCAGCAACACCATCAATTAATGGATCAACAACGTGGTGAATCATTTTTGAACCAGCTTCTACAAAGTCCTCTGTTGCATCTTGTATTTCACCACTAAGTGCGTCGATCTCTTTTTGCATAGCAGACGTATCCGCTAGTCCTGCAGTAAAGAACTCTGCTGCACCTTGTGCTGCTATTAAGAACCATTTTTTGAGTGTTTTAAGCGAAACAATGAATCCCTTCTGTATAGTGTCAACTACGTTCTTAACGTGTTGATTAAGATACTCAACACCCTTCATAAAGTCGTCTAACGCTTTTTTCGGATTCAGTACAGCGTCAATAATATAGCCACCTAAAGCTGCGAAGGTGTCTGTAATTTTACTAACTACTGCACCTAACATAGCAAAAACAACTTCTAATTGTTTAGCACCTCGAAACGTTTGCGTAAAGTATGCAACTAACGATCCGACTAAGACAACAAGCGCACCTACGCCGGTTGCTGTTATTGCACCTTGTAACGTAAACATAGAAGCAATAGCAGACCTAGCACCTACAAGGAAACTCTTGAAGCCACTAACTGCGCCACCTGTCATTTTATCAAGCGCACCTGTTGCTATATCAGCTGACGATCCTATATTATCTACGCCATCAGCTATGTCGCCAATACCCTTTCCGGCTTCTCTGGTGTTTACGTTTATGTTTACGTCTATTTCTTCTGCCATTATACTTTGTCTTTTAGATATACTTTTACGCCTTGTCTTATTTTCTTAAAGAAGCGTTTGAATCCTACTTCTTCATAGTAACCATATAATTGAAGCGTATATGTATCTTCTATCACTTCGTGGTCTTGTGCTAGTTTTAGCGTTTGTGGTATTGTCTTACCTACCTTGTTTATGTAATCTATCATTCTGCTTCTAAATAAACTCCTGACTCAGCTTCTATGTAGCCAAGACTTTCTAATAATAAAACGTCTGTTGTTGTAAACATACTCGCTGCATTCATAAACGTTGCTTCTACGTCTATATTCCAACTCATAATGGTATTTGCTGTTCCTGTGCAGTTAATTGAAATACCTGTTGTCAGATTAGGTATAACACTAGGATTCCCTTTTGTCTGTCCTAAAGATATTGTACGAGTACCTGCGTCAGCGTCATTCTGTGCGAAGTCTGTTTGCTCTGTTATGCTAGTTGTAATTGTGCCATTTATGTTTTTAGCAAACCCAGTCCACACTTTAAAAGAACAACTACCTAAAGAACCTGTTGAGCCAATAGAGTCCGTTTGTATAGACATAGCACGTATAACCATTCTACAAATAACGCCGTCAGGTAAGAAGAAAGAACCTGCACCGGTGTTAGACTTCGATCCTGTATTTGTAGCTTGTGTTGGTACGCTTCCGTACGTTGTCGCAAACAACGTGAAATTCTTTTGTATAGAGTCTGTATTTGAAAGTAGATTTTTAGCAACAAACGAATGCTCACCTACAATTGGATTAATATTAAACTTACTTGAAGATAGTCCTGCAGACTTAAATCCACCTACGCCTGTTAATAGACTTTTGCCGTCCATACCTGTTGTGTTAGGATTTGTGCCGCCATTAGGATTCTTACCACCTCCTGTTCCTCCTGTACCTTGATTCCATAGACAATCTGTGCCGTTCCAAAATAGATCGTATTCGTAACAGCATTCTTCTGTGCCTGTTGACGTACTGCCGTTTAATGGATTCTGAAATATAACTGTGCCGTTTTGCGCCCAACCTAATACTGTCAAATCACAATCATCGTCTGTTGGTGGTAGCTTTATAGCTTTAAGTTGATCAAGTTTTTTGAGCAATTGAACCTTACAAGGTACGTCAGCAAAAGGTTGATAGTTGCTAATCTTTAATACTCTGTACGGCGTATCTTCTATTTGTATTTCGTCACTAAACTTAAAGTTGAACATATCAGCTGCAGTCAACAGCATATTACATTCTAATAGTCGTGCTTGTTTGTCGTATATAGAGAGCAAGAACTTTTGCCAATAACGTGCAAAGAAAGTATATGCACTAGGCACGTTACCTACTATGTTACTACCAAACGCATTGATAGGTGAGAACTCCCATTGTAACAGGTGCGTTGATGCACCCATAACTGTACTGCCACCACCGGCTGCTAAGTAAGGAAGGCAAAGAGGATATACGCTAGACTCTGTTTGTCCTACAAAAATACTATTGTTGCCACCTACGTTTTGTGTGCCGTTGTGATAAAATAGTTTTGGTTTAGCGTCAGATATAGGACCACTAATATCCTCACCATAACCTCTATGAACTAATAGATCTGGCACAGCTGTTTGTAAACCTGATCCTGGAGATACCTCTACAATATCAACTTCAAATGGCGCAAATACTGAATTGTTTTTTAGCTCACCTTGTACGAAGTCACCTTGTATGTCTTGCTTAAATTCTCCTTTAACAAATCCGTTATTGGCAACGTGTATAGCATTTGAGAATGTAGAATCTTCTGCGTCTGTAAAGTGTATTTTTTTCTTACGTATTTTGTCTGTTGTAGTTAGACTAATAGGTTTGCTAAGGTCTAGCTTATGAGTCCAATCTTTATGCTCACCTGCATCTATGTAATCCTGAAACGGCTGTATGTTTAACTTCTTTGGATCTTCTTGGTCTGCTACTATACATAAGTTGTAACGTTCAACTAAATCTTTCAGAAATGCTGTTTGAGTAATGTCAGGCATATTGTGTGGTATATCAGCATAGCCGCTTACCAAGTCACTTGCTATAACTTGTACGTATGTGCCGTCTTGTACTACGTTAGTCGAACCACCTGAGCCACCTGAATCCAATATACCAACTTCAAAATATATGTCTTCACCGGCATTGAGGTTTGCCGTCCAATCCATCTGTACTGTTGTCAAAACAGCTGTTGTTCCGTTACCTGGTGCTAGTGTCGTATAGGCACTCCACTCATTTGCTGCTCCTCCCATATGCAGTATAGCATAAGAGCCGTATTGGTCTTGTAGTGTTGTTGTATCAAACGTTACTACGAAGTGTCCGAAATATACGCCATCAACAGGTGCAGAAAAGTAGTGTGACGTTGTATTAAAGTGTACTGAAGGATCGTAAAAGCCTGCACTCGAATTATCGTTAAATGGAACTGTGAAGAAGTCTAATCCTGTTGTGCTACCTGCTGCTACTGATATAGGTACTGCAGCCGTACAACCTACCTTTAAACCTAATATGCCTCTTGTCGCTGCGCTTTCTCTGTCCCCTCCTAGCGTCATATACAACTTAGTCCAAGCATCACTTGTAAGAAAGCTATTACTAGCTAATTCATAACCTGCGTTCTGCACTAGCTTACTCAACAACTCATTTACTTGTATTGCCGGTTTTAGGTGCTGTGGTTTAAGACCAGAAGGATTGCCGTTAGAATACGGAGCAGCTATACCACTTTCTGGTCCTATATTCTCCCACGTAAATTGTGAGAATGTGCCACCTACAAGTCCGTAGTCAATTAAAGGAAACACAATCTTTCCTGCGCCAACACTTCCCTCTGTTACGTCATTTGATAAGTTAAATGAATTGATTATGTTACTATCTGTAAACAATACGTCATACGATACGTCTTGCACTCCAGCATCATTAAAAAATAGGTCAATCAGTTTCAGGTCTTTTATCTTCTGAAATAGGTTAGCTTCTTCACCAAATACTGCAACCTCGTATTCTTGTGCTGTTAGGTGTATTTGTTTTAGCTGCAGAGATCCGGTTACAACAGGCACACCATCAACTCTAATCTCAGCGTCACACTTAAAATGAATGTCAAATTGATTTGTCGTTGTAGCTGTGGTAGGTATCTCTACATTGACGTTATAATAGTGCGAAAAGAAATTATTATTGCGCTTTGAAAAAGGTAGTCTAAATGTTTGAGAAAAAGGACTATGTCTGCCTAATACCTCACCTACGTTACCTACTTGATAAGTTAAACTAAGCGCACCAGGATTGCTAACGTCAAGTGTGTGCTGTTTACCAATAGTGCCGTTTATGGCAACTGTTTGTCCGTATGCAATTAATTCAATCATTAGCTGTATGAGTATGTGCCTGCTTTTGTTACCGGTCTGTTGTGTGCGTACTTGAATTTAAGCTGATACAAGAACGGACTACGTTCGTTAACATTCTTCTTCCTTGTGAAGCTTGTATCAGTTACAATAATAGGCGTAACACCTACGCCACCTGAGTTAGCTAAAAGATAAACTTGTGGTGACAGCATTATAGATTCTAATATATCAACGTCATTCTTGCCTAGAAGATCTGTTGTTAAAGTCATTTGTTTTGTAGCGTCTGTTTTAATAACACGTTCACCTCCTTCGTCACCTCTGAAATTCCAAAACTGATTTGCATTAGCTGTGTCCCAATTACCTTGCACCTGCTTGAACGTTTTGCGCTTTACGGTCATAGAGTCGTTTTTGCGTAGTATAAAGTCTTGATAATCCCAACAACCAACTGAATTTTGCCAAGCTATTGTTACCGGCTGATTGCCGTCTTGATATATGCTTGTGCAGTTTTGTATTTCAAATCTATATAATAATGAAACTAAGGAAGCGTCTGTACTAGCTGTTGGCGTAGATGAGGTGTCATTTAGTGCCATAATTTCGTAATACGCAACTGTGCCTGCATTAAATGCATTTTTAAGTCCTGTGTCAATAGTCTGTTTACTCATTTGTTCAGGACCACAACCGAAGTATTGTAAACGTTCTTTATCTTCATTAACACTTGCAACAGCAGTACCACCATCAGTTCCTAAAATAAAGTGATGAGAAGCTAAAAGAGAATTAGACGAATCATAAGCGCATACGTACATACTCTGTATAGTAGAACCACCAGGTGCAGCACCTTCTGCTATAAACCCTAATGTATAGTAGCCATTATTCTGTACTTTAATTAATTCACGCTTTGCTGTACCAAGCGTCTGCGTAGTTCCTCCATCAGCTGTAAAACGATCTGATAAAAAAGCTCCTCCGTAAGCGTTCAAAACATATCTAGTGTCAATCCAACTTTCATTAATATTCCAATATGCAATACCTGTGTCCCACGTTTGTTGTGTGGCTGATTGTCTTGTCCAGCCTGCACTCATAATAACACTAACGTACTCGCCTGTTATTTGGTCAGGGTATATTGTTGGATCTGTCGTCGTACTAGATGAATACTCTTGACCAAACTTGAACTCTACTTTTCTGTAGTTCTCGCCGTTGTTATCACTAAATATCTTGCTTGTATTATTCGCACCTAAATTGTGTATCGTTCTTGTATAGAAGTCGTCAGCTGTTACGTTCTGATCTGCCTTAGTGCAGCTCATAAAGTCTTGTATGAGT